TCATGGAAGACCAAGAGAAACTGCATATCTAATTTTAGATATGTATTGAAGATCCTTGGCATGACAGAGGATATGGATACTAGGTATCTTGGTGGTAGGCATCCTAAGAGTGGCTTGGTAATTCCAAAGCACTACTTGCAAGTACACTCGGAAGGGAACGAGAGGATGCGTAGTGCAAAGTCCTTATTTTCTAAGGGCATGGTGGAGTGGTATGATGAGCAGGGCATTGAGACATGCCACATGGCTAATTGGACTAGCTTGGTGGTAAAGGCCAAGCCATGCCAAGCATTCGTTCCAACGAATGAAATCAACCAAGTCATTGCTAAGTGCGAGGAGAAGAGGTTTGAGCATCCTGAGTTCTATAAAGCGTACTTGCTTGCCTATGGACTTGGCTTGAGGAACTCTGAGATGAGGCGAGCGAAGTGGAGTGACCTTTACCAAGACATGGATGGTAACTGCTTAATTAGAATCCATAAGCCTAAATCTGGTGGTGAGTTCCAGGATAGACCATGTGACGCACACTATTGGAACAAGATCATAGACTTGCGTAACTTCCATGATAACATAATCCAAGCAAGCGAAAAAGTAATTCGTGAAGGATTTGCACAATTTTTGAAAAAGGAATGCGGAGTAAAGGAACGACGTGCAGTTCACTTACTACGTAAATACTGCGGACATCGATTGATGCGTGGTAATGATATATACAGTGCGAGTAAAGCGCTAGGTCATAGCGACACGAAGATTACAGATCAGATATATTCTGGTTTACCAACGATACGAGCTACCAAAGTAGGGTAGTACAATTAATATTTGCCCATAACCACAAGTAAAAAACAAATCAACCAACTACATATGACTACAAATATGACTACAGTTATTAATGGTATAGAAATAAAAACAATGGGTGACGGGGTAGTCGAGGTATACTCTGACCGCCCAAGCATGGTAAGGATAAAAGACTTAGTCGAGATCCTTACTTCAACTGAAACTTCAGTGGCATGTGAAACTCATGATTGTTCTCCTCAATTGCTTTACAACCAGCACGCAGAACTAAGTCGTAGAGTTGAGCCTGCATAAGTCCTGTATCATCTGACAGGGTTTTAATAGTTTTTCTAACGCTTGAATGTAAGCGTAGAGATACGGGTTTCGATAGATTTTCACGTTTTGTCATGCCATACAAAAAGCATGACGGAATACAATAAGCAACAATAAAAAACAATAGAATACAAACTAATAATATTATGGCATTCTTACCTACAAATATAAAAGCACCATCTGAAGGTGGTGGAGGGAGTGGAAATTACATGCGTTTCCAACAAGGCGAAAACAAGTTCCGAATCATTGGAGCAAGCGAAGATAAACCAACACCTGGGTTTATACATGGCACATTGGGCTGGACTGTGGAGGATGGCAAGAAGCGTCCGATCCGTTGGGCAGAAGGCGAGCAAGCACCTATGTCATTCGAGGATAAACCAAGGGCATTCTATGCATTCGTGGTGTACAATTACAACGAAAGTAAGGTGCAGATTCTTGAGATGACTCAGGCAAAACTACAAGCAGAGTTATTGCAGTTGGCGAATGACGAAGATTGGGGCGATTGCAGGAAGTATGACATCAGTGTTGTACGCAATGGTGAAGGTCTGGATACAACCTATGCAATGAATCCGAAACCTATCAAGAAGATGGATGATGATCTGCGAGCTATTGCAAAGGCAGAGTTAAAACGCATTAACCTTCCGGCATTGTTTAGTGGTGAAGATCCATTTGCAGAATTTACACCACCAGCAGAAGAGGTTGATGAAGATGGAGAACCATTCTGATGGCAGTATTAGAAATACATCAAGTGCCTGTAAGGTACTCATTTAGGAAAAGTAAACAGAATGTGGATGACATGCTACATATTAGCCACTTAATCCACAAGTATTTACATGATGGTGGTGATCCAAGGAAAGTGCATTTTACTTATCCAGAGTTAAAGTGCATTAACCAAAGTATTACCATGACCACAAAGGTTGCTAATGGTTCTAATGAACTACAAAGAACATCTTTTCCTGTAGTTTTAATTAAAGATGAGGAGGTAAGTGATGCTGCGTAAAGGTATTTCTAACGAAGCCTACCATGCAGATCCTGCTTTGGGAAGGAGTGTTGCACAAAAAATGCGCACTTCTTGCCCACAGCGGGTGAAGTACGAGATGGGTAAACCTAGTGTAAGTTCACCACCTCTTGTAAATGGAAGCATGATACATAGTGGCGCACTTGAACCGCATAAACTTGATGAAGAGTTTCAATGCAAACCACTAGAGATAGATGGTAAATCGCCACGCACAAATCCATACAAGGAAACATTTGCAAAGATGGAAGCAGATAATCCAGGTGTTACATTTGTGCCACATGGTGACTATTATAATAACAAGGAAGTAATAGCATCGGTAAGCGAGCATCCATTATTAAAACAGTATCTATATGACCCTGACTCCAAGATTGAGCATACCGGGTTCTTTGAGTTTGAAGGAGTGACATGCAAAGTCAGACCTGACTTGTACAATACCAGGACAGGTATGGTGCTTGACTTAAAAACTACTCAAGATGGAAGTGAGCGTGGGTTTGCCATTAGCGTGCGTACTTACAACTACCTATTCCAGGCAGCGTGGTACATGACTGCACTTAGGCAGATGGGTGAGCGACCAAAGGAGTTTGTATTCTTGGTCGTTGAGAAGACTGCACCATACCTAACCTCATGCTATACACTAGACAACAACGACATCGAGCGTGAAGTGCCTAATGTGATTGATGCTATTCGCTTATATGGTGAGTGCCTAAAAACAGATGTATGGCCTGGTTATGGTGATGACATCAAAACGCTAAACCTTGGTACTCCATATACAGAGAATAGATTATCTATATCTGCATTAGGACGCAAGTTTGGGGTTAGTCGAAGCTATGTTTACACGATCATTAAGAAGCACGATATTGAGGTGCGTAAGATCCGTAACAGGCAGACTGTAAGTATGTTTGAATTTTCCAATGCACTGCGTTGGGAGAACACAGGAAAGGCTGCATGATGGGTAGGAATCAAGGAGCAAAGAAGTATCTTATTACCAGCAAGAAAGCACTAAAGCTACTTGGCTTTAAATCACAGACCTCGCTCGATCAATTTCATGCGGATGAAGGATTAACCTGTTATATAGTAGATGGCATGACCTGCCGTGGTGGACGTGGATTTGCATGGGATAAAAGAGAAATTAACAAATGGTTAAAAACCGAAGGAAGGAGTTCAGAAGAATGGCTAATCGATTAGAGTTGGGTGAATTAAATAAGGTCTTGAATTTTGCCGAAAAGCATATCGAAGATCAAAACTTTGAAGGCGCGGTTGTGGTATTGCATGGGGCATTAAAACAATTAGTTGCTACCTTGAAGGGGATCGAATCTGTGTGTTATGAGAACAAACCCAATGTAAATGTTTACACTGAGTCATGCTGTGACATAAGTATTACCAGCCTGGTAAATATATGCGCAGAAGCAATGCGTGTTACAAAGGACGAGATTCTAAGCAGAAGAAGAACTCAGGATGTTGCACTAGCTCGTATGTGTGCAATCTATTTTGCACGCAAAGAAGGGTACAAGGTAGTTGAATTGAGTTCCTACTTTGCACGTGACCATAGCAATATTACACATGCGGCACAAAAGATTGATGTTTACCTGGAGTGTGATCGTGAACTCACGGAAAAGATTAACCAAGTGAGCAACATGATAGATGCCTACAAATTGAAGAAAGACTGTTGCGATGGGCAAGATCAATAGTCGATCAAAAGGGGCAAGATATGAGAGGGAGATAGCACGTTACTTATCCGAGAATGGGTATCCAGATTCACGCAGAGGGCAACAGTTCTCAGGTGGATCGGATTCCCCGGATGTGGTGAGTGACTTTCCATTTCATATCGAGGCCAAGCATGTTCAGGCGCTGAACTTGTATTCTGCTATGACGCAGAGCATACGAGATGCAGGTGACAAACCACCATGCGTCATACACAGAAAGAATAATACCGAGAGCATGTTCACATGCAAGTTGGATGATTTAATCAAACTACTAAATGAGAGGAGTTGGGATGAAAATAAATCAACATAACAAACCTGTAAAGCTTTGGCTTATAGATTGGGGTAAGCAATGCACTAAAGGAAGGTATGCAATAATATCTACACCAGAAGAACAGGATTGCCTACGAAAGGCAGATGCGTTTGACATATGGCGATCCATTGATAGGTATGCAGATCCATCTGATGTGAAGTTTAGACCTATTGGCACAAATCATGGCGAAGGAGATAGTCCCTGGTTATACATTGAAATACTACCTAAAGGACAATATGAGTTTCAATCACTTTGTGATGATGATTCTAATTGGCGCACCTTTAAAAAGTATAAAAAAGAACTAAAGAAGTATAACCGCTCTGTTGATAAGCTTTGCCATGACTGAGTTTGACACGAGTCTTAACATCGGCAAGCTAAGAGAGGCAGAGTTAATTGAGTTCTTTCAATCCCTTGGGCATAAACCTGTTGCAATACCAGGTAAGTTCACAGGATTTGATTTCTTCTTGGCAAATACTAAGGAAGCATACGAAGTCAAACAGGATTGGAAAGCTCATTACTCTGGCAATCTAGTGGTGGAGATCGAGATGTATGGTAAACCATCCGGGCTAATGGGAACAACAGCAGATTGGTGGATCTTTGATACGAAGGATGAGTTTATATTCATCACTCCAAAGCGACTCAAAGATATGATCATTGAGAAGAATCCACCCCTGCGAATGTTCACAGGAAAGGGTGATACACAACCCAAGAAAGCATACCTAATGCCCGTGGAAACAATAAAAAAATACGCTAAAAAGGTAGTCTTGAGGAAAGGTATACTACAAGCACCTACACTTAAATACAATGGGAAAAATTAACAAAATAATGAATAAGATATTATTTACTGCAATGTTTATCACCGCAATAATCACCTGGTTATGGATGATTTTTGCATGGACATTGGCAATCATAGGAGCATAAAAAATGACAACAGAAAAACAAGATTTACGAGTTAAAATAAACAACGAAACACATGCATTGTTAGATGCCTACTGCGAGCAGTCTGGTACAACTAAGGGACAAGTTTTGACTGACCTAATATGGGTCAGTATTCCACCTCGCCTCGCGCACACGCGACATATTCTGAAGAATATGTATATTAATAAAGTATGTAGCACACCTGACATTTCTGAGGTCAAAAGCAAGACCCGTGGAAAGCGATTATTACCTGCTGATTTTTCACCTGACAAGCTCATCGCAGATAAAGCAGGCATCGACTACGATGGTGCATTAGAAGCATTCAAAGATTGGGCAAATGCAGGTGGCAAGAAGTATGCCGATTGGGATGCCTGTTTTCGCACTGCATGCAAAACATGGTTAAAGGAAAAGTTTCCACACCTTCGCAAAATAACATCTAGCCAAACCACGAAGGGTCTTAGATTTTGATTGATTTTGAATTAGCAGAGCGAGCAGTGTTGTCTGCCATGCTCAGAGATGAGAGTGGCGTGGCAACTGCACAAGCAGGTGAGTCTCTCACCAAGGATGACTTTAGTAGCATGGATCGATCCTCGATCTTTGAGACGTGCCTTGAGTTAGCACCTGCAAATGAGGTTGATGTTATCATTGCCAAGCCAGAGCTTGCAGATGAGGTTACCTTTCTCAGCGAGAAGTATGGTGGTGGATCTATCTCCAGGTACATCGAGTATCTGATTGAGTATCGTAACACGAGAAGCGTGGAGCGTGCATTGTGGCAAGCAACT